CGATGGATAATTCAGATTGTTTTGCTGATCTGTCATTCCATCCAGCAGGGTATAATCGTGTCTTCGGACCGATTGGGAGCTTCAACAGCGCTATGTTTACACAGAACGCTTCGAAGTTCCCTCCCTTTTCGCAGAACTTGTTAAACGGAGTCATCACTGACCTCCGCCTCAAGGTAAAAGACCAAAAGGTCAATTTTGCGCAGGCCTACGCTGAGAAGCGTATGACTGCGAATCTGCTTGCCGACAGCTTAACCCGAATAGCCAGGTCTATCAATGCACTTCGTCGTGGTAATTGGCGAGATGCAGGGAAACAACTTGGCTTGCACTGGAAAACAGCCCCAGCTTCGTGGTTGGAGTACCAGTACGGGTGGAAGCCCCTTCTGCAGGACGTTCAAGGATCTATCGATCTCTTGCGCGAACGAACAGAGAAACGTCATTGGCTAATGACGGTTAAACAGGGGCGATCCGAACCTTCCCAGTTCACTGCAAGCGTTGTGGATGCTCACAGCCTTGTACAACTGGAGGGAAGGATCTCCGGCGAGACGTTCCGAGGTATCTTTGCGCGCGTTGATTACGCGCCTGGAGATGCCTTCTTCGCTCGTCTGGCAGGGCAGCTTGGGTTCACCAACCCCGCGCAGTTGGCGTGGGAGTTGTTGCCATACAGTTTCGTGATAGACTGGGGAGTTCAAGTAGGAGACTACTTGGCTTCCTTGGATGCCACGACTGATATGGAGTTTTACGGCGGTAGTTACACCGACCGTCGTGAACTCAATATGCTGCTTACACCGCTTGATGCACGATATGGTGGTAACGGTTGTTTAACTAAGTGGAGGAAGCTACCCCGAGACATTAAGTTTCGGAACTTCCTCCTCAACCGTAACGTATGGTCATCATGGCCGGTGGCATCAGCTCCAAGGTTTAAAGACCCTACGAGTCTGACGCACGTAGCTAATGCGTTGTCGCTACTAACAGAAGCACTTCGTCGTGGGCCCGTAAGGGTCCGCTAACTAAACCATCCGTAAAGGATAGCTCATGCCTGCTATTGGCAACATCGTCATCAATGACGCCGAGGCGACTCCCGTCGCCCATACGTTTGCACCGGTAACGACCGACGGTGCAACTGCGAAACTGGCGAACCGTGCAGCAACTACGCCGAAGGGCTTTGAGGCCCTGAACGTGGAGTTGCGTGCACCGTCCGGCCAGGCCACCGCGTATCGCCTTCTCGTTGGGTTTAACGACCCCGTCGAAGCGACCGTTGATGGATCGCAAGTCGTTGTACGGAACAATTCAGCCGATCTTAGGCTGAATTTCAGTCCGGAATCGACCGCTCAGGAGCGCAAGAACACCCTGAAGCTGATGAGCAACCTTCTCGCCCACGCGACTGTTGTCGCCGTGGCTGAGAACCTCGAGCCGATTTATTAATCGACTCGAGACTACTCTTCTTATGAAGGATAGTCATGCGCATCAAGTTAAGGGACGTCGCATTAGTTGTTGCAACATTAATGACGACGAAGTTCTGCAGTCACTCAGGTACACCTGAAACAGGACCACTACAATGGCCACAATCCGAAAGCGTAAACGCAATCCCAACGTCGAAATCGACTCTTCCGTACTCCCCTGGTTCATCGGGCGTCTGTCTGACGTATCCGGTGTGTCCAGTTCCTGGGACTCCCTCGGAAGAACTGCCTTTGGAGTAGCCCCCGGCGTCCCTTTTATAGCGGACCCCGATCAGGCATCTTCATGGCAGTTCGCCAAGGAGTATCTTAGGGAGCAGATTCTATCTAAGTACGATGATGGGAAACCATCGCCCGAAAAGGTAGAAACTACGTGGCGGCGTTTCCACGCCGCGGAAGAGCTCTGCGCTAGGGCTAATATGCGCCTAGGTCACCCACCTGCTCTGTCTTTCACAACAGAGATAGGCGTCTGGTCTGTTATTGAAACAGCCAGGCGTAAAATTGAGTGGCTCTTAGGTCCATATGATTCCCAAAGCGTTCGAGCGCGGAGATCGTTCACCTCCGGGGCTTCTGTGAAGAAGCCTAAGAGAGAGGGCCATCCTGCGCATAAATACTCTGGTCCACCAGAGACGACGGTCAGTAACTTAGAG